AGCCGCGCCTGCAGCTGAACACCCAGATGGGTCAGTTTCTCTCGCTCCTGGCGAGCGGCGGAAAGCTCGGTCTGAAGATCCTTTCGGATCTCCGCCTGCTGCCGCATCTTCGCCTGGAACCCACGCTCCATGTCCTTGTAGTGGCCATAGACTTCGTCTGGGAGTTCCTCCGGGTTGCCGGAGTAAAAACTCTCCGGTGAAGCGTCAGCGGATCCTTCACCATCGGGCGCGTTGGCTCCAACATCGGGGTCCTGAGTGACGTCAGCGTCGGGGACAAGCCCTTCGGTCGACGAACCGTTCAGTCCGGTGTCGGGGGTCTCTGCGGTGCCGATATCTTGTTCGGTGATCACGCGGTTCACTTCGCAGCTGCTTGTTCACGTTCACGAAACCTGTCCAGAACCAGCCGCTCCATTTCTGGACGTTTCGTCGTTGTCGGTGGCTTCAGCCCCAGCCGCTTTGCGACCTTCTTGAGCGTTCCCCACTTCGCCACCATGGTAAGGGATGGATCCCTCATGATGTCAACAACCTTCGGTGGCTGATAATCCTTCGGGTTCACCCGTCGAGCGCCAGAACCGTCGTCCTCCACCTTCCGATCCCAGGGGAGCACTCGAGGAGGAGGGGGCTCTTCCACAAGGATTGGGCCTGCCGCAAGAGGGTTCACGGCCTTCCCATTCTTTGATATCAGAGCCTTCTTCGGTTCTGCCTGTGGGGCGGCTGGCCCATGTGAGAACTCTCCGTATCTCTCCGCCCACTTGTCGGCGATCGCGCCCTTGTCGATGACCTTCGCCGACTTCCTCTTCTGTTTCGCCGCCCTGCCCGACTCTGCCAGCCCGTGCTCCTTGAGCAGACGCTTCGCTTCCGTTTTCGTCACAGTCAGTTGTCGCTGCCCCTTCAGGATCGTCTCGGGCGCGTTCTCGTAGAACGTGAACGAATCCATCTGCGGCGGCGACTGAGACTGGTACTGGCGAAGGGCGTCGTGAACGATGCGACCCTTCCGTCGACAACGCCCGCACGTCTTGAAGCGGAACCCGTTGTGCTCATCGGCCTTTCTGGCCGCAAACGTCGCAACGGACATTCCTTCGTCAAAAGTGTAGTCGCACCCTTCGCACTTGAAAGCGTAGTTCGGCACTCGTCACTGCCCCTGAGATGGAGGAGTTCCCGCCTGCGCGGCCCCCGTCACCATCGGATTCGCGGTTGGAGCGTTCAGGGTGTCCCCTGTCGCCGGATTGACGGCCACGCCGTCGGGACTTGTCTGCTGCATCGCCTGGCCTGCGGAGCCCATCCCAGCGTTCACCGCCTGCGCAAAGGCATCGCGCATCGACGGAGACTGGATGTTCCAAAGGTCGAGCATCTTGTCGATGATCGGCTGAAGGTCGGCCGGAGGAACCCCAGCGGCCGTAAGGGCCTGGATCGTCTGAGCGAGGTAGGTCGCAAAGCCGAGAATCGCCTCGCGCTCCGCCTCCGGGCCTCGCGGGCGCATCGAGCCTGTCCGAACTGCGACGTCGAACTGGCCGGCGATATCGTGCCGATTGAACGAAACGGGCATGTCCGAGCCAGAGACGCGCACCCAACGCGGGGCGTCAAAGTACTGCTGCATGATCTGAAACGTCTTGCGGGCGATCCTCGAGACGAACTTCTCGAACTTGCGGGTGTCTGAGTTCGACCGGCCCTCGGCGATCGAAGCCCGATAGGCAACTTCTGTTGCGGACCCCGCCGAACTCTTGCCGCCACGCATGGACTCGTCTGCACCAGACACTTCTGACAGGAACGTCCGAAGCAAGTTCGAGACCCCGTACACCTCCTGTGGGAAGGCGGTCCTCTCCAACTTCTTCACCGCGTTCCCAACACCACGACGGTCGCGAACTGCAACCAACGACGGACTCTTCGACTCCAGCTGACGCCTTCCCTCCTTGCCAATCGTATCGGGGTTGAAGAGCACTTTCTCAGCAAGGGTCGCCTCGAGCCCGTCGATCGCGCCGTCCACCAAAGACTGAAGGTTCTGAGCGACCGGAAGCATGAGCGCAGCCGTCGATGGGCCGTAATAGCGGTCAGGAGCCCGGTTCAGCCGGAAGTCGACAAAGGGGTAGCCATCCATGTCGAACGGACTGAGTCGATTCTTCAGGACTGTCGGGCCCTTCGACCCCTTGCTTGGCTGACGGCAGAGGGTCGTGACGTGAAGCTCACGGACCTTCTTCCTTCGCGTCCGCTTGCCTTCAAGGACCGTCCGCGTCTTCCACTCATGGTGCCAGACCTCAAAGAGCTCAACGTGCTCCGCGTCGGACTTGTGATAGCCCCGAGACGGGCGCTGGTCGTCGATCTCATCTTCCGACTTCTTCAGGTCTGCTGTCAGATGGGATGCCTTGCTCCCATACTCAGCCTGCGCGTCGTCGATGTGCATCAGACGTCGGACAGCAACCCAGGGCATCTGCCGGATCTCCGTGTACCCAGTCGGGAAGATCCAATTGCGGGGCGAGACACGGAGCAGGCGAACCACGGCATCCGGCCCGTCTGGCGCGAGGCCGAGCTCCTCGAGCTTCTCCAGAACTGTCTGCGCGCGAGGGTCGCTCTCCTCTTCCTCCGAGAGATCCGCATCGTCCACGATGTTCTCGTAGTCCTCGATTGGGATCGAGATCTGCGCCTCCTGGAAGATCAGTTGAACGACCCCGCCCCCGAAGATCTCCTCGTCATCGACGACAAGGTCGAGCACTCCGCCGAAGTCGCCGTCGGTGAACTGATACTCCAGTCCCGCGGACGCCACTTTTGCCACCCGCTCCTGCTCGCCGGTCTCGGTGTGCCGTCGGGGGCTTGCGTCAATCTCCGGGTCCTGGTGGTAGAGGTACGGCTTCCGCGCCTGAATAGTCGCGAAGATCAGCCCAATCCCGCGCTTCTCTGCACCCTGCTCTACCGCACCGTTCCGATAGGCGTTGTCGAGATCCGCCCAGTCCTCGAACAGAGACGTCTTGAGCAGCGAGTAAGCGCCATCAACGCGCTCGAGCAACTTATGTGCCGCCTCCGGCTTGATTGGGAGGTTGTCCGCGTCCACTACAGCCACCTCATGCCAACAGAAGTACCAGACGGCCGATCCGAAACCACGCCGTCGTCGTCATCCCACGCGAGATCCATGGTTCCTCGGCCTGCCTTCTCCCACCGCCCCGGCGGGTCAGGTTCCTCCGCAGTATGCAAGAAACTGTGCGGGGACGAACCGGTTTCCAGACTCAAGACTGTCTGCGCCCCCATCCAGGCGATCACAAGATCGTCATGCTCGCCCACAGGCGCGCCCGTCTTCAATCGCTTGTAGTTCTCGTCACCAGCGATGATCCCTCCTGTAGATGTCGCCTTCTTGGCGAACTCAAGGAACCGGCGCATCTCAGCGATCAGCCGCTTGGAGCGAATGATCGGGGCCTCAAGCCGCACCAACGTCTCGCCCGTCGAGACCATGAGAGGCTTCGTCGCCATGTTCGTCACCCAGCCGATCCGTTGGTCCATCGCGATCGTCTCAACGTGGTCGCGGAGGTAGACGTTCCAGTACTGGCTCATGTTCACAGCAAGAGACACGTAGTGCCCAGGACCGTTCGTCTCCCAACAGATCATCCCGTCGTTGTAGTAGAGCGCCAGCAAGATCATGGCCTGAGCCGCCTGGTGCGGGTCTACCTGGCCCCACCATTCGGCTGCCTGAACCCGTGACTCACGGTCCACAACCTGGATCGCCGTGTAGTCACCAGTAGCCCGGCCAGAAGCTACGTCCATGAACAGGATGTAGCTGTGCCCCTCCTTCGGCTTGCCCCAGCACCAAAGCGGGCCGTCATGCGCGCCGCGGAGTTTCGGCTTCATGTCCGCAGCCACCCCGATGCTTAGAGCGTCGGAACTCACGAGCTCGTTCTGCGCCTCGTTGAAGATGTGCCCCCTGAAGCCGGCATCGACCACTGACTTCGACTCGATCGTGCGGATCGCCGGCTCGGGGAACACGCGCGAAGCTGCGAAAGCGAACGCCTCCTGTGGGTTCGACGGGTACTCCTGGCGGAAGAGGTCCCAGTTCTCCTCCATCTTGTCTTTCCACGTCCGATAGGCCCAATACGCCTGTTCGGGGGCGAGGTCGTACTCGTCGACCATCGCCAGGACTTCCTCTGGCATCCGGTCAAGGAACTCCCTAGCGGTCATGTCCTTCGGAAGTGGCGTGACGTAAAAGGGCATCTGCCACCAGGCGTAGAAGATCGACTCCCACGCCTCGTCGTCGTCCTCAAATGCCGACTTCTCCCGACGAGACCCGTGGCCCTTCCAATGACGCCAGAACTTGTCGTGGAAATAGCCGCCGGCTCCGTTTGCAGTCGACTCGAGCACGATCAGTGTCTCTGGCGTTTCAGAGAACGTCGGCATCAGGCCGAGCATGAACTTCTCCGCGTCATCCCAGAACGCGACCTCCGAACCGTGGAAGTAGTGGAGCTCGAAACCACGAGCCGACTTCACCGACGCAGCGCACGCCACGTCGAACCGGCTGTTCAGCCCCATGTCCTCATTGTTCGGATGCGTCAACCACAGCTGGTTGTCGTTGTTCCGACGATGCTCCGGCCGAAGGTCGTTCTTGCGCCACTCTTCCGACTGCTCAGGAGTCAGCCCCCCGGGCATCCCCCCCCGGGGGCCAGTAGGAGCCCGGGGAAGATGCTCGAGCATCGACTTCGCCATCAAGAAGATGTTGTTGGTCGTGCCCTGGTCTGCCGCCGTAATGAACGCTCGACGCTCTCTGTTCGTTAGGCACTGGTGGAACATATACGCCTGAGAGACCGTCGACAGGCCCATGCGACGAGCCTTCAGAACGACGAACCGGCCAGGACGCCCGTCCTTCTTCGACTTCTTGATCTTCTCGTAGAAATCCAGCTGGACCGGATTCAGCACAAGATTGACGTAACCAGACGACCGCCGGCCCGACGTGTCTGAGCGGTTCAGCACCTTGAAGTACCGAGACGCAAACTCAGGGAAGTCGTCGTACTCCTCGTCGTCTGTCAGCCGGTCAGCGATCGCCCTTGAACGATGCTCCGGCATGGCCTTGTGCCATCCCATCGGCGGCTACTTCGCGTCGAGCGCCGCAGCCAGGTCTTCCTCAGAGGCCGGAGTGCGAACTGCCTTCCCTTCCTCCATCTCTGCGATGGCGGAAAGCCGGGAGGTCAACGCCTTCAGCACCTTCGGGCGGGGGCGTGCGTCCACATTCCGGCCCTGGTACTCGGCAGCAAGCATCTCCGCCAGAAGCCCACGGTCCTTCGTCTTCCGCATGGCAGCGCGAACGTCCGCCTCGGAGCCGAGAGTCATGCTCTTCTTCGCCTGGCCGCCACCCTGGGAGTACTGCTTCATCCGACGGATGTTCACCGGGGTGCAGAGGTGGACAAAGTGACGGGACGCCGCGTGCTGCGGGTTCCCGAACACGTCCTCGAGCGCCATCTCCAGCGCGGCCTCCGGGCTCATCGGCTCCGGGTCGATCAGCCCACGCCCCTTCGTCGTGTACCGGCCGAAGCGCCGATGAACCTCTCCAGAGCGAAGCATCGTGGCCACTGCCTGTGCGCCGTAGTTCCGTCGTGCGCGCGTCAGCGCATCCATGTTCACCTGCTCAGTCGTCTTGTCCATCGTCTGTCTCCTTGTAGTGCTCCGCCAAGAGCGTCTGTACTTCCGTAGCGGCTGTCAACCATGCCCACGTTGCGTGCCATCCACGTTCGGCCGTCGTGCCATCAGATGTGAACGCCGCCATAACGGCAGGGGTCGCCCATGCGTCCACGAACTCGCCGCCCGGCGTCATCGGGTTGATCTGGCCCGAAGCGATCTGGCCGGCGCACTCGTCGAGAACCTCCTGCGCCTCAGCGTGGACGGCGTCGCGGAACTTCTTGATCCGCGCTGAACTGAGAGGAGACGATGATGCCCACGCATCGAACAACGTCTCCGTCGACCAGTTGTCTTGCCAGCGGGCGAGCTCATCCTCGAGGGGAAGTTCCTCCCAACCCGCAAGACTGGCTCCGCCACCTGTGCAGTTCACCAGACGGGTAGGCACTCCGAAGTTGGCGCACTTCTTGGCGTGGGTCTCGAACCACCGGGCGAACATAACAAGGTCCTCTCGAGTCGAAACCTCCCCCTCGCCGCCCCAAGCAGGCAACGTCAAGTTCGTAGCAGGAGCGTCTTGGCCGTCGTAGTGGGACCCGTCCGAATGCGTCTTGCCATCCGTGTATGCACAGTCCTGGCCAATCAGCACAAGGGTGTGACATCCCCACGCCTGAGCAAGACACGCAGCGGCAGTCGCCACACTCGGGCC